CTATATGCTACAAGAACATTCAATGTCATTTGATAAAGTTATTTCATATCCTGAAAGCGTTAAGGCGTACACCGAGAACTTTGAATTTAAAAAATTAGGGTTTAACGGTTTAAAGGGAGCAACGGAAGCTTTGGTTTTTGATGCTGAAATTTCAAAAGAAGACAATCCAGAAATGTTTAGGCTTTACAGTCAAAACAAAGTCCGGAATCATTCAGTTGGAATGCGTTATGTTAAAATCTTCATGGCTATCAATAGCGATTTAGATGAATACAATGAAGAAAAAGAAATCTGGTCAAAGTATGTTGACCAAGTTGCAAATATTAAAGAAGCTGAAAACAACGGGTATTTTTTCGCTGTTACTGAAGCTAAAATTATTGAAGGTTCAGCCGTTCCAATTGGGTCCAATCAAGTGACACCAACATTGGACGTTGAATCTAAACAAGAAATTGAGCCGTCAAATGACACTCAAAAAACAGAGCCGCCGTCAGGCACTCAACAAACAAATAGGAAGTATTATTAATCATTAAAAACTAAAAACAATGTTTGAAAAAAAGACATTTGAAGAAGTTGAAGCAATGACGGCAAAGGAAGCGTTTGAATATCGCAATGCCGAACTTCAACACGAATTGAAAAATATCACTGACGCTGCTGAAGAAGCAAAAAAAGCTGAAGCTGAAAAAGAAAACCCTGACGCTGAGAGAATCGCGAAAATGGAAGAAACGATTAAAACTTTGAAAGAAGAAGCAATCGCAACTGGTTTGAGATTCAAGAAAATTTCAGAATCTGGGAGTCAATTTTCTGAAGCAAATGACGCTTTAGTTGAGTTGAAAAACAACATGGACACGATCAAAACTTTGGCAAAACAAGGTCAAGGAGAATTGGTGATCAAAGCGGATTTGGTTCGTTCTGCAATTAGCGGAAACACACAAGCGCAAGACGTTCCTGGAATCGGTCAACTTGGTTCAAGACGTTTGACAATGTACGATTTGTTCAGAAAAGTTCCAATGGGAACAAACAACAATGGAACAATTCGTTATTGGGATTGGGATTCTGCAACAACTGTCAGAGCTGCAGAAATGAGAGCTGAAAACACTCTTTTTCCTGAATCAACTGCAACATTCCAAGAATACACTTTGACTTTGAAAAAAATTGGTGATACCTTACCCGTATCGGCTGAGTTCTTTGAAGATGAAGCAATGTTCGCGGCTGAATTGGCTAACTTCTTATTGACTAACGTTGCGTTAATCATGGATTACCAAATCTGTTATGGTGCCGGAACTGGTACAAACTTAACCGGTTTATTCACGGCTGCAACTGCTTTTGCTCCGGCTTCAGTTACTCACGTTGAACAACCAACAATTTACGACTTGTTGAGAGTAATTCCTGAGCAAATCACAAAAACAAACGGTTCAAAATTCACACCAGATTTCGCTGTGATGAATATTTCAACTATTAACAGAATGCAACTTGCAAAAGATGCAAACGAAAACTACATCATGCCTCCGTTCGTTAATAGAGCAGGTGACGTTGTTGGTAGATTGAGAGTGATTGAGTCAAACATTGTCAATGATGACGAGTTGCTTGTTGGTGATTCAATGAAGGCTACAATCTACGAAAAAGGTGGAATCGAACTTTCAAGAGGAGAAATAAACGCTCAATTTACGACTGATATGGAGACATTGAAAGTTAGAAAAAGAGTTGCTTTATTAGTTAGAAACTCTGACCTTGGCGGATTCGTTAAAGTTACTGATATTGACGCGGCACTTGCTGCAATTGATGCAACTTCATAATTACTCTGTTTCATAATCAAAACGCCTCGCACTTTATCCGGTGCGGGGCTTTTGTGGTATAAAACAGAACATCATGGCAAAACAACAAACACAAAACAAGCCCAAAGAAATCAAAGTTGAACAAAAAGCGGTTGTGAAAGCACCAGCGAAAAGACACGAAGGTGATCACATGGTCCGATTTCTATCGAATGGCTTGTCAAGATATTTGAATAAAGTGAATAAAATCCACAACGTAACAGCCGACCACGGTCAATTGTTAGTTGATAAGGGTTACGGGGTAATTTTAGAAGACTAAGCGGTGCCGAATTACATTGTTTCAATATCTGATTTTGTCGGTGAATTTCAACTTCAGCAAGACAACAACACGGAATCAAAATTCGATTTGATACGTGACGAACATTCACGCACGTATGTTCGAAGATTGTTGGGTGCTGAATTAGGAAATTTGTTCTTGACTGATCTTGACACGAACGGACCAACAGCTTTGACGGCTAGATTTCAAGCAATTTATGACGCATTTGAAGAAGATTTCAACCATGAGGTGATTGAATCAAAAGGCTTGAAGTATTTTATTAAATCCGTGGTCTGGTTTTATTACGTAAGACAAAACAACGTGATTGTTTCACTAGGTGGAAACAAAACAGCAACGTCACAAAATTCAGAAACAACAAACAACGGTATTTGGATGGCTCACATGTTTAACAAAGGAGTTGAAACGGCGAACGCGATACAATGGTATATTTTGCAAAATGCTTCGATTTATCCAGAGTTTAACGGGCAAAGAATCCCTTATAATTTTCAACCATGATTGGAGCGAGCAACGTTATAAGCGCAGTTAGTTCGATTGTGTCTTTAATGACGCCTACCGTAACTATTACCGGGAACACTGCAAGCGGGTCAAATTGGGAATTGACAATGTGCAGAACGTTTTGGATGACGCCAGGAATGACAATCACAATCGGCGGGGCTGAATTTAAAATCGTTTCTTTTGTATTGAATACAAGCATAACAGTTTCGGGAGCAGCACAACCAGTCGGGACAACTTTCACACTAGACGCGCCCGAATTTTGGCACGGTTACAGACGAAAAGTAAATGAAGAACGCAATCGGGCCACGAGTCTAAAGATGCCGTTTGTTTATTTACCAGTGCCAACAGTTCGTGAGGATAATTCTTACGATTCTGACATTGCCTATTTCGGCTCAATCCGTCCAATATTTTTAATGGGTTATGATCAAAAACTCGACACAATTGATTTACAACAATTGAACGTGATTGACCCACTTAATGAAATGGCCGATTATTTTCTTGAAATCATTGATGACAATGAAGGTTTATACAATACGCCTGAAGACATAAGTCGAAAAGAGTGGATGAACTTCGGAAACGAAACGGTTTGGGGGAATGATTCAGCAATATTTGACCAACCACTTTCAGGAATTGAAACGGATTTCACGCTTGAAGCGTTGCTTGATGGTTTGTGTGACTGTGATGACGAACCAAATCCGATTGCGTGCGCTGACGTTACGACAGATTTTAACGGGACCAGTACGGGAGTTGATACGGCAGCAGGTCAAAACATAGATTTTCAAGTAGTGAACGCTTCAGATGGTGTCACGCCGATTGGAACACTTACAACCAACACGGCAAACGTCAAAAAAGTTGAAGTTTCTGTTGGTGGTGGTGATCCAGTAGATACTTCGTTTAACGACACGCCAACAGCAACAGACACGCCAAGCGGTGATCATTTAGATATTTATGCAACTGATACAATTGATAATTTTATCGGCACACTTGTAACAGATACAGCTAACAACAAAAGTATTTTAGTGGCTGATACTGAAGTTCAATTTCAAGGAGTTGATACGGGACTTGGTAGTTTTCCAGAAGCAACTATTGACTTTCAGGTAGTGAACGCTTCAGACGGAACTACACCAGTGGGAGCCCTTACAGTAAATACGCCTTACATTAAAAAAGTTGAGGTTGCTTTTCCTGTTTGTGCAGATGCCACAGTAGAGAACAGCGATTCAAGCTACACGAATACAGTCGCAAGCGGTGGTACTTTAGTGCTACCAGATACAACGGTAGAAATATTTTTAGATGGAGCAAGTCAAGGTACTTCAACTTTCCCAACACTTGAGCCGACAACAAATGTAAATTTAACATGGGTATAAAATGAGTACAATCAATTTTAACATAGATTCTCAAATAGTAGTACAGACAGCCGCCGCATGGGGTGCGGATGCTACCGTTTATTCAAATAAGAGAATGCTATTAACTAGCGATTTGTTTTATACAGGAACAGACCAACCCCGTTTTAAGTTTGCTAATGGTGTTGACACATGGTCAAATCTTGACTACGTGCCAGAAGGAGGTTCTGATATGGTTTCTTATACTTTCTCTAATACTATCGGATCAACACTTGCAGACGCAAGCGACTATTTTTTTGGCATTAACGGTGCGTTAGCGGCTACGGTTAACGGAGGGGCTTTTGTTCCAATAAAAGGCGGGACACTTAGAGAGGTTCATATTGAAACTTACAACGCATCAACTTTTGGAAGTGCTGATGGGGTTATAGTAAACCTTTGGACTAATGGAGGTGTAGATAGTTACAATGTTACAAACGGTTTACTATACACAGATAGACACATATACACTCCTTTCACTGGTTTATCTGAGGTCATAGTAAACGGTAACGCATACATTGAATTAATTGCTCCAATTTTTACAACAAACCCAACTGCAACACAAACGAGAGTCACTATAATAGTTGAATTATGATAGAGAGCATTGTATATAAAAAACAAGGAAACGGCCAAGATAGTTGGATTGTAAAATACTCTGACAAACCTACTGGAGTAGTGAGTTTTTTAACGGTTGACAATTGGAAATTAAAGTCTGTATTAAATACTGATGGACTTTTAGCGCAAGTAGAAGCCGCTTTAAATAGTTTAGAAGAGCCAACAAAAACAAACGCATTACTAGCATGGGAGTATTCATCGATTATAAATTCAAATAGTGGAGCCACTGAATTAATCAGGCAGGTTTTAGTATTAGATAAAAACGCAATGATGAATATTTTTGTACGCGCTATTAATTTAGAGATATAATTGAATTATAAAAAGAAATGACCACACACGAAACTACAAAAATAGACGCATTAAATGTAAAAGTTGATAGGATTTTAACTTATTTAGAAAATGATGATGCAACTGGCTCTAAAGGCCTTGTCGCTAGAACGGCAATTTTAGAAAAAAAAGTACAAACATCTGAAACAAATGAGAAAATAAAACGAGCTAAAATGTCAGTTTTAACCATTGTAGGGAGTGCAATTATTAGTTTTCTAGCTTGGCTATTCAAATGAGAATGATTAAAAAGCTCATAGGATTTTTTAAGGAAAAGTCAGACCTGTCAATGATGCGTTTGTGTACATTGTTACTGGTTTGCAGTGGTATATTCATCACATGGATGGCGGTAGCGTTTCAATTAGATGGTGGATTTTATGGGATTGAACTTGCTGCACTTGGTATTTTAGGCAAATCGTACCAAAAAATAGTTGAAAATAAAAAGTTAACAAATTAACAATTTTGTTATAATAAAAACAAATTGTAAATTTACGCAACAAAACCCCTAAAGCTTTCCGAGGGTAAAGACGGAAGCGCAAAACGTTAATTAAAATTTATAACTTATGATCTTCGAAATCGAATGTCAATGCGCTGGGGAACCGTTAAGCCCCGGACAATCTGGTTGCATGCCCATGGCGGGCCGCGACAAATTACCCATTTTTATGCACTATAAAGATTCAACTGGTGCGTTGAATGGTATTCCGGCTGGAACCGTAATCAATCAAGCTTATGTGACAGCTAAATTAAACAACACTGATTTGACTCAACGTTGGTATGTATTCCCTGAAATGTTTAACCTTGCTGAGCCAGTTTCAGAAATGGAAACTGAAGACATTGACGGAATACCTTTCCCAACTGGAGAAGAAATCAAGCAGCCAATCACATGGGAACACGTGAAAGAAGATGCAAATCCAGCATTAAAAGCAGCTTATGATTCGTTGAAATGTAACGAAATCGGCGTGATTTGGATCACTGTAAAAGGGCAATTGAACGGAATGAATGACGGTTCTGGAAACTTGGTGTCTGTCAAGTTACAAAATGAAACATTATCGGCTCAATACCAAGCACCAGTAAAAGGAGCAGTTCAAAAAGTGATGGTTTCAATGTTAATTGATGAATTAGAAAACGAAGCAAATCGTGATTTTATCGCGTCCGGTTCAATTTCTTATTCAACAAAAAACTGGTTTTCTATTCAACCGATTCAAATTGTACCGTTTGAAATTTCAAACGCTGACCAAGATACAATCGTATTCAAATTACAAGGGCTTTACGGTTCGACTAATTTCAAGACACCTATCGCTAATATCGTTTCGGCTGACATTTCACCTGACAACGGTGCTACAACTGCGACTGTGACTAATTTCACGCAATCGACAACAGTTGGTGCAACAATCGTTGAATCTTCTTCAGTACCTGGAGAATACACAATGACACTTGCTTCACCTCAAGCTTATTTAGATTTTATTCACATTGATTTGTTCAAATCTGGTTACAAAATGAGAACATTCATTGTTGAATTAACTACTTCATAATAAGATGGCTAAGAAGAAATTGACCGAACCGAAAGTTGTTAGGGTAATCCGACCAGTATTACCGGACCTCTATGTTGATGGCGTAATCAATATGCCGTCTTCAATGATAACAACAAAGGAGAAGTTTATTAAAATCTGGAAAGGCGGCACCAAAGGACGTGACGTTGAAGAATGTTGGGAAAAGGCTAAAGCTTGGAAAGACTCTCACAGAAAATAACAGAAAGCCCCTTGCATGTAGTAAGGGGCTTTTTTTAGCTTATGGAAAACCTATTCGATAAAACACCATTGGGGCAAATGCTGAAACGCGGAATGGCGATTTCAGAAGATGCTGTTTTTATTGAAATAATATCAGATTTTGACGTGCGCGAAACGATTGTGAAGATGAATACGGACCAGATGAAGCAAGATTTCATGGACTCAAAAGGCGTATTGTTGTCGGACATTGGCGGCGGTTACTCAGATTATACAGTTGCGGTTGGTGGTAAGTCAGGAAAATTCAACGTTGATTTGTATGATACCGGTGATTTTCACAGATCATTCAGAGTTGAAAACATAAGCGGAACGGGTTTCAGCATTATTTCGGACCCGATAAAAGATGACGGAACGAACCTTTTAAGGGAGTGGGGTGAAGATGTTGAAGGTTTAACTTTTGAAAATCTTGACAAACTTGCTTTATTTTTGTTAAATTTATATCAAATAAAAGTGTTAAAAATTTTATTAGGGTGAGAAAATTTAAACTAAAGCCGATAGAATTATGGTCATCACTTGATGAAATGCCCTTGCATAATTGGGAGCAATTGAACTTGACTGGCAATTTTAAATGGCTTTATGTTAATGAAAATGATTGGTCCAGGAAATTACAGTACGAAATTGGAGAAAAAAAATATTTTGAATTGCATGACCAGCACGCTGAATTGTCGGGTGACAACAGCATGATGGAACGAATAATGACTTTAATGCAACAAAGAATTGAAGCGCGTGCATTGGTTGGTGCTGGTGATAAATCTCAAATTAATTGGGTGAATATGTACACCGAGCAATTGAAAGTTTTAACAGCCGGCGGTGAAGATGTTGACATAATTAAAACGCGGTTGTTGGTTCAAAAGGCGTACGGGATGCCGATTAAACCAAAAGAAACAACAGTGACCGAGTACATTAAAATAATGCAAATTGTTCAAGAATTAAATAACGATAACACTAACAACTTAGAAGATGGCGAGGATTGAATCAAAGCAGGTGGTCGCACCAAAAGTTTTTGACCCATTAAGACAAGAACTTAACGCCACGATAACAAAAACAAAAATGTTGTCGGATGAATTGCAGCGTCAACTTGATTTGCAAGTCAAGATTTCAAAGAGTGTTAAAAATTCAGCAACGGGATATAAACAACTTGCCGAAGCTGAAACGAAATCAAAAAGCGCATTGACTGAAAAAGAGAAGGTTGACAAGCGAATCTTGACTTTGCAGCAAAAACAAATCCAAGTCACGAAAATGCAGCGTGAAAGATTGGCGTCTTTATCAGTTGAAGAACAAAGAAGAAACAAAAATGCAAGGCAATCTGCAGCTTTAATGAATCAAAACATTGGCGCGTTTGAACGTCTTAATGTTAAGATTAAGCAACTTTCAGACCGTTATCGTAACTTGATAGCGGTTGAAGGAAAAGAAACGGCACAAAGCAAGATATTACGCCAAGAAATATTGAAGCTAAATGCAACGCGTGACATGGCGAATAAATCGCTTGGAATACATAACGCGAATGTCGGAAACTACACGTCAACGGTTGCGAAATTGCGTTCCGGATTGGCGCAACTTGGTTTGTCAATGGGTGTTTTCTTCATTCTACGTTCAGCGTTTGGAATCGTGAAAAACTTTGATCAAGCAACAGCCGACCTTGCTTCAGTGCTTGGAGTTACTACGGACCAAATGACGGCATTAACTGAGCAGTCAAAAGAATTAGGAGCGACAACGATTTTCACAGCTTCAGAGGTTGCAGAATTACAAAAAGAATACGCAAAACTTGGATTCACACAAAGCGAAATTCTTGGTGTGACTGAAGCAACGCTTCAACTAGCTGCGGCAACGGGTGAAGATTTAGGAAATTCGGCAACGGTTGTCGGGTCAACTTTGCGTGCGTTTGGTTTGGACGTTTCACAAACTCAACGAGTGGTTGACGTCATGGCGAAATCGTTCAGCGCGTCATCTTTAGACATGGAAAAATTCACGGTAGCCATGCGAGCCGTTGCACCAGTAGCAAAAAACGCTGGGTTTAGTATTGAAGAAACAACAGCTTTATTAGGTACGTTAACCGATAGGGGTGTTGATGCTTCAACGGCTGGAACCGGGCTTCGAAACGTGTTCTTGGAATTATCAAAACAGGGCTTGACGTTTGAAGAAGCAATGAACAAAATAAACGCTTCAACCGACAAAAATAAGACTTCACTTGCTTTGTTTGGTAAACGTGGCGCGGTTATCGGTACAATCTTGGCCGAATCTGGTGTGAGTGCTGACTTGTTGACAGAGAAATTGAACAACGCTGGCGGTGCAGCGGAAAAGATGGCCGACACACAACTCGACACGCTTGGCGGGGCTGTTAAATTGCTCATTTCAGCTTGGGAAGGATGGATTTTGAAAATGAATGAAGCTGGCGGGGCTGGTGATACACTCAAAGGTATAATTAAATTCTTGGCGAAAAATCTTGATTTCTTATTGAACACGCTTGTTTTAGTCGGGAAAGCCTGGCTTGCTTATTCAGTAGGTGTCAAAGCTTCAGCGGCTGCAACTTTATTCTTTGGAAAATCACTCGGTAAAGCTGGCAAAATGTTGTCCGGTCCCGTGTTTCTTGCAATTACTTTAGTTGCTGCAGCGGTTAAAGGATTGGTTGATTTATTCAAAGATGCGGTTGATTCAAGTGACGCTTTGACTAGAGCGTACGACAAGGTGAACGAAAAAATGGACGAAGAAGTTATCAAGTTGAAACTTGTCGGAAAGGAATTGTTCGCAACAACTGCAGCAAGTGAAGAACGTCAAGCGGTTTTGAATAAAATAAATTCTGAATACGGTACAACATTACAAAATCTTGAAGACGAAGCCGAGTTTGCAAACCAAGTTGCAGCAGCTTATGACAAGATTGTTGCAAGTTTAAGAAAAGAAATCGCGCTGACTGTAATTAAAGACGATTTGATTGCGTTTAATAAAGAACTTAGAAAATTAGAACGTGAACAAAAAGAAACTGGAGGCGTTTTCGGTACTCTAGGCGGTGTGAATCAAGCAGCAATTGACGGTCTAAAAGGTGAAATTCGTTTGCTTGAAAATGAGTTTACAAGGCTGAATCAAAGCACGGAAAAAGTAATTGAAGGGCGTTCAGGAATCAACGAACTTGGTGACAGATTTGAAGAAAATGACAAAAAAGTTAAGAAATTAACAAAGTCGGTAAAAGAATTAAAAAATGAAGTAACTGGCTGGAGTATTGAAGATCAAGTTGACGGGTTCGATTTTGATTACAGACTTGACCGTGTTGATTTTTCTAAAAGACAAACTGAAGACATTTCTTATGATGCAACTGAAGCAACAAACGCCGCATTGCGTGAGATTGAAAGACTTGAACTAAAAGAAGCTGAACTTTGGAAATCAATTCGGTCAGAGGTTGCCAATACCAACAAAATGATCACTGAAATGTACAACAATCGACTTGCATTGATTGACCGTGAGATTGCGAAAAAAGAAATGGATTTCAACGATTCAAAAACACGTGAAGAACAACTCAGAGCAGACGCAAAAGAACGTGGACTTGACGCAACTGAAGCTATAAATTTAGAGCGTGAAAACCAAAAGAAAGCACTTCAAGCACAACAAGACCTGGAGCGTAAAAAACAACGAATCGTTGCTTTGATTGCAGCATTGAACGCGTTAACAGCTAAAATTGAAGCGGGTGACGGTAATCCGGTTAAGAATGTGAAAGCAGACATTTTGAATCTTAAATCATTTATCGAAGGTTCATTCTACGAGGGTACACCATACACGATTGCTGACGCTTTGGGTGGGAACGGCGTCAAAGATGGTCACATTGTTCGAATAGATGACAATGAAGCTGTTTTGAATCCAGAACAAACACGCGCGTTGAATATTCGAAAGGGTGGAAACTCAACTGATGACATTGTTAACATCTACAAAAACGGAATGGCAAAAAATAACAGTTCGTTAAGAAATAAACTAGATGTTAAAAAACGAACAAATGAGCATTTAATTGTTAAAGAATTGCAAGAACTGAAAAAAATAACACAAACACAATCAAACCCCGGGAAAATGGCGTTTAACTCGGTAGTTGGTGCGTTTCAGTATCAAAAAGGCGCAACAAAATTAATTTACCCAATTAGAAAAAGATGAGCCAAAGACATTTATACGGCACTAACTACATTGAATTAACCCCTCCAGCGGAATGGGAAGCGATAACAGTTGACGCAACTATCAATGACAGCACGTTCGAAGCAACAATCAACACGCTAACTTTTACGTTCGTTGGTGATACTTCAACATTCATTTCTAATTGGATAACGCAATACGGTGTTTTCAATGGCATGCCGTACCGAATTGAAATATTTGAAAACAACACTACAACGATAATTTTTGACGGGTTCATTGTATTGTCTGAAATGGAAATAAATTCAATCACTGGTCCTAATATAATTACAGCGCCAGTCAGATCATTGAGTGACAATGTTTCTGTAATTGAAAAAGTATCTGTTTTAACTCAAGGGCTTTTGTACAAGCAACAATGGATTCAAAATTCTGATTTCGTTGACGTGCCGGTTGTGGTTGTAAGCAAAAAAAACATTCAAGATAGAACAATTGCAATCACTAATTTGACATACACAATTGTATCAACTTTTTTTCAAGCAATACAAAACTTTTTTAGTGCAATTTCAGACGTTTTAGGCGCTTCAGTTGCAGTTGGTTTAATCGAGTTGGCTACATTCTTTTTTAATTTGATTATAACGATTAACCAATTGGTTGATTTGATTGTGCAACATAAGGATTTGTTACTTGCCAGCCAAACATATTACAAAGGTATTGGAATTAAATCTGTAATCGAAGCGGCGTTTGCTAAATATGGTTATACAGTTGACTGGGGAATTATTGACACGAGAATAGGGAACGAATATTTAAGAGGTTCAAGTTATGGGGGCCAATTTAGTTCAATAACGCCAGGCGCGCCAGGAATCGGAATATTGAACCCGAAAGATTTTGGGTACCAAATCAGTGAAATGTTGCAAGGAGTTGAATTGAAGTTCAACACGCGTACTTGGGTGAACGGGAATGTGGTTCACATAAAATCGAAAATCGACCCATTCTGGACACAATCACCACTTTATCAACCGAACAACGAACTTGTCGAATCAACACGACAATACACAAACGGAAGCTACACAAACAAAACACAAGACGTTTACGCGACTACTTTGATCACATACGCTTATGATGAATCAGACGCTTGGACATTGACTGAAAAAACGGGTGACGCATACGAAATTCACAGAGATTTGATAACAGAGTTAAACCCGAAAATGAACACAATGAAAGGTCTTCAAGATATTGCAATTCCTTGGGCTATGTGTGTAAGATATGATCCCATTGAATCACTTATTCAATTGATGGCCGATTCGTTCGGAAAATATGATGAATGGCTGAACAATATCAAACTTGTTTTAAACAATTATGCCAACTATATTGACCCAAATTCAGGCGCGGGACCAGACGTTGCAACATTTAAAGATAATCCTTTATTGAATTTCTTTTTCACTTTGTCGTCTGGTGGGATTAAAGTTGAAGATGACACTTGGTCGATACCGAAATCAATCTACGCTGAAAATGTTAATGGCGTGTTGAATGTACCGGCTAATTTTAAGGATTATATCGGTGCTTTTGCCGTTTATAATGATTTTTATAAACCACTTTCACCAGCGATTCAAAGTGATTTTAAAGGGCAATATAAATTAATAAAAGGGTACACAATCAGATTCAGCTTAACAAATTATTTACAAACAAAAACAAATCCATATTTTTTACTTAACTTAAATAACGCTAAATTTACACATATTAGTTTTAACGAAAGTAAACGAAACGCACAAACAGAAATTGAATATCAAGAACCGTTTGATACAAACATAACAGAATCGGCAGTATGATAAACGACATTGATAATATGTTCAAGAAGCTTCAGGGCTTAGACTTCGAAAAAGATTTGAAAAAAAAGTATGATGAATCTACTCCAGAAGAACAAAAAGAACATGACGAAATTAAAAAACAGTTAGCGCAATATTTGAGAAACAAAGATTTTGAAGGTGCGCGGAAATATTTACAGCATATCAAGAAAAAATGAACGTAGTAACTCCAGTATTAAGACGCTTTTTGTGTCAGCATAGAAACGGAAGTGATTTTTTAACAAATCCGATAAGCGATTTCACGACATATTGGCAGGGCAACATGCTTGAAAAATTCAAAACCGCTTTATTTTATAACGTTTCTACAATCACGAACGCGTCAACTGGTGTTTTGTTTTCTGCAACCGTTTCAGGTTCTGACGTTACAATCACGCACCCGTTTAACTCATGGTCGAATGAGGGTTTTGTTGTAGGTAATGCAATCAGAGTTGAAGCAAATTCAAAAAGTACAACCGGAACCGTGACACTGATTAATAATTTGGAAATGACGTTCACAGATGCGTCATTCTTAACTAATTTAGGTTTGACCGCTGGAACGGCTTTGAATCGTTCTGACTATGTTTTGAAAGTTACAACGATACCGACATCATTAATTTTTAAATTCGGTATTATTCCAAATGATGCCGCAAGTACGACATATAATTCACAACTTACTGGAGAAGTTCAAGCTTATGCCGTTAACGGAATCACTGTAGCATTAACACCATTGAATTATTTAGGGTCGAGCCAATCTGACTTAGGTACTGTTCAAGCTCAATACATAACGTCAAGCGGTACGGGTTCTTACATTCATTTATTTGCAATTGAACACGTTTTTCAGTCACCATTTTACAAGTCAGAATGGAAAACGAACTACATAAATCAAACTTTACCGACCAGTTTTCAAGGTTCAAACTCTTATAAATACGTTGCCAACTTAAATTTCGGCGTAAACATTAACAATCCAAATGATGGGAAAATCTTTACTGACGATCTTCAACTTGGCTCGGCTGGTTTTATAGGTCAAAACTTTAATTCTGGGGCGGTAAATTATACACTAGATTCATTTACTTATCCAAATGGTGAAACAACAATTGATGCAACAACAGACACGGACATTTCGATTGTAATAAAAAACGAGACTGGAAACTGGACAGCAGGTGTCAAAGCTTATGCGTATCACACGAAAATGCCTGACCAATCATTGTTTCAAAGTGATTCGGGGTCACTTGGAACATTTGACGAAATATTCATTTTCAAAAGTGCGGAAAGTACAGACGGGGCCGGAGCAAGTACACAAGGCCTTTTTGTTGATTACACGGTTGCAATTGATGGTTCAGACGCAACGTTGTTGAATGTTACGGTAACTATTCGCTATTCAAACGCACAAAAACTTAGAATAAATGCAGGCGATTCATTTTTGATTGGTGTCGCTGTTGAAGACGGCGCATTGAGTGCAACACTTTCTGACCGTGTGATTGTATGGTCTGAGCAGAACGAATGGGATAAATCAACAGACGTTGACGAACTTATTTCAGACAATCAAATTGACTTTTATTTACCTGGTCAAGTTATCGGAGCCGCAACACCTGAAACGGGTTTCTATTCATGGAATAATCGAATCACAAGGATGATTGGATATTTCAGACTCGCAAAAGAAGCCAACAGTGTTAACGCACAAATAACGGCTTTTAAGGTGCAAATCGTTTCAAGACTTGGTTCAACAGATACGTTTTTTAAATTAGATGAATTTATTTTCCCATTTGGAAAAGGTTTCGGAATTACCGTTGGAGGTACATTTTACCAAGTAATAAACATAAGCGAAACGAATACGCTTGGCGTTCCAAGTACAAGCGAATTGAACGAAGCGACTTTGGTTTCAACGTTACCGGGTTCATATCAAAATTATCAAGAATTTGACTGGACGCTTTCAATGACAATTCCGTGGCGTCAATGGATTGAAAACGCTGAAGTTTTAACCGTGGCACCTGAATTTTATTCAGCTTTGCCAGATGAATTTGACAACTTCAACGAACGAAGTTCGAACTATTCAAATCTAAACAGTTATGACATTCACGTGCTTGCAACGGCTAAAGTAATTTCAGACGGTGTCACAACAACGTATCACATGAGTTCAGACTTATGCAAAGTAGTTGACTTTGATGTTGACGCCTTGGCGGCTGGTTGGAGCGCTGCAACAGTTTACTATGATGAAGCGGGTGACGAAGTGGATTTGTTTCCGATTAACCAAAATATTCGTGCTGAAGTTACGATTCAAAACCCTGGAGCCGCTTTGATTGCTGCAAACATTGGCGCTGAAATAGTATGTGAGCCGAACGGTTCAAACGGGCGTGACTACCGATTGCACAACACACTTGATTGGTCCGAACCTGACAACTATTTAAAACCGTTAACGGGTGAAACTTACGTGAAAGTAACACAAGGAACGGGACCGAATACCGTAATCCTAGAGTGTTTGATAAAAAAAGAAAAGATTCAAGCTGGCGATTCGGCGGCAAATTATAATACTTACGGACATTTATACTTGACAAAATGATATTTTTACCACAAACAGTAACGGGAACGCCAGTTTATAACAAGTTCAGCACGAAAAGAGTTGAAACGGGCGTTGTAACAATTAAAACACTGAATGAGCCCGCTGAATTTTGCACTTGTATTGCTCAGTGCATACCAGATTTAAAAGTTTTTACAGATGAAGTTGGAACTGATTTTTATAAAAATGACTTTACTTCGTTTTTTATTCCTACTATCAACACGCTTTTATTAACTGGCTCGACTATTACGGGAACAATCACAAACGTGACAACGGGAACCGCAACGACACTTGTTGATTCAACGCACGGGGATTTGTACGTAGGGAACAAATATTGGTGGTTCAAGCTTGATTGGTATAAAATATGGGTAGAATTAGGATATGGACGTTATCAAATTGAAGTGAATGAAATCGGAAATTTTGCGGGTCAAACTTTGAACCAATTAAAATCTGAAATCTACACGTTGAAAAAATATACTGACAAAGAAGCGCAAGCAACAGTCAGAATTGAATCATTTCAAAGCGGAAAATTACAACACGGGAACAACTATTCTAATTTAACTACGTCCAGCGTTTCGATTCCGTTTCCATTTGAGCAACAAACAAGGTTGCCGGGTGCGTTGACGTTTGCAGCGAATGAAGATGAAACTGACCACTTGGTTTTGAATAATGCTGAACGATCAACACTTCAAGTAAAAGACCAGATTCGACCAAGCTACGAATTGAAGTTGTTTCTGGTTGGAAATTTACAAGTTTCGAAAGTGATTTTTGACGAACTTTTCGGGAATGAAATTTATGTGACAGACTATAACGTTTACAACCCTGTTTTTGACCCTAGAGATACAACAGCGATTCAATACAGGTCAATACCAGTCAGACGTGAATCAACCTCTTTTGACGTGAAAAGAACACGTTTAAAAACAACATTCACTTTTGGCATGTTGTACGAATATGATAATGTAATTAAAACAAATAATTAATGGCAAAGCTTGGAAGTTTAAATTTTTACGTGTCATCAGTAAGTGTTGACGGTTATTCTGGCGCGTCTGATTTCAACACGGATTCAACCGATTTGTCAGACTATCAAGAAGGCTGGATTGTTTACGCGGAAAGCACGCACACAAGCGGGACACCAACAATCACGATTCAAGTAAGCCGTGACGGTATAAACTGGCTGAATTATTGTGCTGAAACTGTTAATGTAGCCCCTCCGGTAGCAATAAAACAAAGTTATTTTTATCCGAAATACATTCGAATTGCTTACACGGCGAACAGTTCAGACGGAAATATAACACTTAAATTTGACAAGATAAATGACTGATTTTATAGATTTAGATAAAGCTGGTGGAGCGACTGATGGAGCGACTGAGGTTAATTTCTCCGATTCATCAAGCCTTGATGCTTTCGGAAGGCTAAGAGTGTCTAATTTAACCACTTTAATAGACATTAAACAACTGTACGACAAGCAACCATTGCTTGTTGATGAAGTCATCTTGGGCTCTGCTACTTCAACACACTCAACTGTCAACGCTTCTGTAGAAATGACAACTGGAGCAAATGCAGATGCGGCAATAAGACAGTCTTTTCAAAGAGCAAACTATCAAAGCGGTAAATCTCATTTGTGTTTATTTACTTTTGGTGATTTCGACATTTCAACAGGTATCACTAAAAGAGTAGGGTACTTTTCAAGTTCAACGGTGTCACCTCACACAGCAGATTTAGACGGGATATTTTTACAAAATGACGGCACAGATGTTTCTTTTCAAGTTTACCGAACTGGAACAAACACTTTTTCTGTAAATCAATCTGATTGGAATGACCCAATGAACGGAGGCGGTGCTTCAGGTGTTACAATTGATTGGGCAAAAGATCAAATTTTCGCAGTGGATTTCGAATGGTTAGGTGCTGGACGGATTAGATTTTATTTTGTAATTGACGGGGTTTTCTACAAAGTTCATGAGATGTTAAACGCTAACTCTCAGACTGAGGTTTATATGAGTTCACCTAACCAACCTATCAGGTATGAAATAAGACAATCAGGTGCAGGTGAAGCTTCATTTAAACAAATTTGCGCTAGTATAAACAGTGAAGGAGCGACAAACTTAATAGGTAAAAATTGGGGAGTTGATGACAATGGTACACACTTAAACGCAAACTCGACATCACAGTGGTATTATACTATCGGTTTGCGTTTAAAAACAACTCACTTTGATACAATCGTAGACATATTAACTGGAATTTTATTGTCTACTACAAACGATAATTTTTTAGTAAGAGTGTTATTAAATCCAACTTATGCTGGTACTGTTACTTATACAAACGTAACAAACTCAGCGGTTCAGTACGGGCTTGGTGCTACAGCCAATACGATTAGTTCAATGGGCACTATATTATTCTCAGACAGTGGTTTTCAAAAAAGCGTTAGTGAATTTGAACTAGATAACTCTTTAAAAATTGGAGCTTCGTTGGCAGGCGTAGCAGATGAAATAGTAGTGATAGTTAAACCTTTATCTGTTAATTTAGATATTCACAGGTCAATAAATTGGAGGGAATTATAATGGCAAATATAGTAATTACATCAAGCGGAAATAGTATAATCGTGGACTTCGGCGTTTATTCAAACTTAGCTGTTGTTGATGGTAGGAAAGCAGCTTATCGAGTAACTGATGTTTCAATAATATGGTTAGAAAAAGACGACAGTATTGTAAATGTGATTATGAAAGACGCTATTACAACAAAACATTGGCAGGTTTCATATAGTCCAGAAGCAGAGGTGTTTGTTGTTGATACAGTAGATGGAGTTTCCCCCACTGATAATATAGACCTATTTAACAAACTGACAGCATTAATGTAAAAACAAAAAAAAATGGCATTAAAACGAATACAAATAACAAACAATTTTTATTTAGATGAATTGGTTGACCCGCACACGTACTTGAACGACATTGATCACGGGTTTTCACGGCTTGACATGGCGGCTGTCAAAAGTTTGCAATTGTTGAGAGATTTAAAAGGGTCTAGCATACGCGTAAACAATTGGTGGTCCATGTATTTGAAACTTCAAGAAACGCACAGCACGCCGCAAGTAATCGAAATAATTGAAGACAGCAATTCAGTATCTAAATTCTCAGGCTTCAGACCGGCGCATTGTCCTATTGGTGCGTCAAAATCGGCTCATAAAT